ATGTGTGAATAAATGCTTGATAGTCTGTAGGTAGATAGTTGTTCATTCGCCACGGCCCCGCTGGTCTTTGTCTTCTTTCAGCCAAACCATCCGATCAATATCAGAACGATTAATTCCGATATCTTTCAATTCACGATCTGAAAGTCTGTTAAGTATTTTGATTGCTGCCCTGTGTTCTGACCACATGACGCAATATCTCATGAACCTAACGATGATGTTGTTTACGAACCTTGTTTTCATCGGTTGTCACCTGAGCCAGCTAAGGTCCCACGCTTCTTACGTTCCGATAGTTTTTCAAGGTTCATCTCAGCGGTGCGGTCTAGGCTTTGGCCTAAGTCCTGTGAAAGGACAGCAAGATACCAAAGAACATCGCCCAACTCTTTAGCGATTTCCTTTTTGGTTTCTTTATCGAATACACCTTGATTGTCACGATAGACCTTTTTGATCTTATTCATGACCTCACCCGCTTCTCCTGCGAGACCAAAAGCTGGGTATGAGATACGGTATTCGGTTGGGTATATTGCGGTCTCTATTGCCTTACGTTGATAAAAAGCGAGGTCCATTATTGCTCCTAAGTTTGGGTTACCTAGGAACGGTGATTAATGGCCTCTAGTTGTAGTATTCTTCACTATCGAAATCAGGCAAGGCTTCCATCAATGCGGTAAGCCCCTCATTCTCTGACGCAATAGCTTCGATATTATTGTCCTTTAGAAACCTAATTGCTGTAGACAACTCAGCGGCACTTGCCTCACCACTCTGGATACGAGCGAGTAAGTCCGCCGCGATTGCAGAGTGTAGGTTTCCTAGTAATTCTTTTGATGCAGACATATTATCCTCCTGCCATCTTTAAAGCAGCAATGCGGGTCTCTTCGTTACGTCTGAGCCATCCACGTCCAAATGTGGAGAATGTCTTCAGGCGGCGATAGAACGCTTCACGCTCCGCTGCGTATTGTTCGATGATGTCTTCTGGGTCCATTCTACCGACAGCCCCTAAGGTCTGAGGACCTATCGCTCCGTCCTGTGGTACACCCACGACCTTTTGGAGCGTCTTAGCTCCTCGACCCACCCCGCCGTTAATAGAGAGGTCAAAGACCGCGAAATCAACGCCAGATGGTAGATCATCACATTTAGCTCGATCCCAATAGTTACGCTTGTATATCGGGGTAACATCGGCAACCGTGAGTGCCTTCATGTCATCTACAGTCACAGGCGCATCGACCCACCCCTCGTAAACCGCTTGGGTAACTCCGAGATTTGTCGCGCCACCGGGATCGTCTCTGTGATTTACAAACCCTCCCTCGTGGTGGAGGATCATCTTTAAACTTTGTTCAAAGTTACTTTTCATTTAGCAGCACCTTTGTATTTCTCGAATGTTCTCATGCCGCCTAGGCCCAGAAGTGCCATGACTAAGCTCATTAGTTGTTCACCCGCTAATGTAGGTAGTTCTGCGGGTAGTTGGGCGTATGCGTTTATAAGGCCAGCGAAAGGTAAAATGAGGAACTGATAACCCAAGCCACACGCAGCGACCCAGCCGATAGCTGGACGCCACCCAGCGACAAATATTGATCGATGCTTTGCACCTTCGATATTTGCCGCCGCTTGGAGCATATGCGGTTGCTGCATAAGCGCAGCTAATTTTAGCTTTGCAGCTTCCCGTTCTTCTTCGGATGTGAAGAGTTCGTCTAGCCCTTTCGCAAGCCCATCGACAATACCGCCGATTGGGTTAAGGTTCATAATGTTTCCTTACATTTGAGATTTTAAGAAAAGTACAAAATAGAAGAAACCAACCAAGCCACTAACGAAAAGTGCTATGGCAACACCTACAGAGATTTTAAACATCATGTCTTCCCGTAGGCGCTGAGATTCCTTTTCAGCTTCCCTGCGATTTACTCGCGCTTCTTTTTGAAACATCAGCCAGCTATCCCATAGACCAGCGCGTCCTGTGTATATCATGAGTTGCTTTAGTTCAGCTTCAGCTTCCTTGATGGATTCCAAAGCCATGAACTCTTCTAGGTCTGTAGCTTGCTGGGGTCTCAGCGCACCCATAAAACCGTTGCGCTTCTTTTGTACTTTTTTCTGGAGTTTGTCTTTGCTCTCGACAATGACGCCTATCTGTTTCGCACAGTCGGCTATTGACCTGCCGTTTTGTACGAACTTTTTGACTATGCCGAAAGCAGCGTTACACGCGGCTAGTTCAGCAAGCATTTTAGTTCCTTAGTCTCGTTGTGCCATCTTCTCGACAGCACCACGGATATGTTGGATGTTTTCATCGATACGGGCCATGCTTACGGCTTGGCTTTGTACCATGTTCTCGACCTTCGACACGCGCTCAGAGAAAGCTATGAGCTTCTCAGTGTTCTGTTGAATGTCCGCCATCATCATGGAAACTGTCCAGACAATGGCGGCTGCTTGTGTGATTAGGCCAAGAAGGAGAGTTGCGGGGACACTTCGGGATATGTGCCAACCCTCTTGGGTGGGCATTAGGGCGTATCTGGGAACGATACGTTAGGCCAGTCATCTGTCGATGTGATGTCACGCAATGAAGTCCTGTATGTAACCCACAAAGCCTTCGCTTCATCCGTTAACGGGCTGTCTGGCATCTGTGTCCAGTCGCTGTCACTGAGTAGCTGATTGCGTGTGTCACGCTTGGAAATTGCAGTTCGACCATCTTGCTCTGCTTGCGTAGATAGTTCAGAAGTTACAATCCAAGTTAGATTATTATTAGATTCTACCCATTGTTTTACCTGATATTCAGAAGACCAGACTTTTTGAGTACTTGGGTTATAATTCGGTAGGTTGATTTGTTTGAGACCGTCTGGGCTAAGTACGGTACAACTTAAATCATCATTAAATGTGTATGTGTTAGGCATCAGTTTCTATCCCAACTAATGAATGGAATGCGTAAGAAGTATTACCACTTACAAAGTCGCCAGAGGCAGTTTCTATTGGATAGAAATTTAGATTAGAATTTGATCCAAAGGTATTATAGTGAACATATGGGCCAACATGACCGGGAAATTTACCAAGCTCATGGCTATAGTCGTTCACCCAAAAAATGCCTTTGAACTTTCTACCCGCTGGTACGGTGTAGTAAGTTTTATTTCTATCAGTAGTTCCATTGTAGTGAGTAACACTGATAGATTTGTCCGTGCTATTTCCAGAAGTTGCTATATTTGTTAATGCCATTTTTAGGACTCCGATTTAATGCCAAGAAGTTGTACACCAAAAGTAGGTGCAAATAATCCAACGCTTTCCGCTTCTGTTGAGGAAATTGTAACAGACTCCTTTCTATGGAGTTTACCATCAGAAGTGTATGTAGTTCCTTCTATTTCATAGCTGTCAGCTTCTGTGCTTACAATTGTACCATCAGGCTGAACTGTAACTAAGTCGTTAGAAGAACCGTGCTGAAAAATGCAATTGCCAAGACGGTCATAACCCATTTCAGCACCGCCAATACCTGAAATTTTCACAGTTAATCCAGTAATATCAGGTAGGCCCGTAACCGAGTGAACATTAAGGCCTGTGCTATTAGCTGAAGCTAAAGAAGATTTAGTTACATTACTAACGTCCACTGCTAATGTTGTGCTGTTTCTCTGTTTAAAGAAGATAAACTTATCATCAGAACTTCTAAGAGTAACGATAAAGCTCCTGTCGCCACTTACATCAAGCGAGCTGCTTAAAGCAAATCTATGATGCTGACCTGTTATAAGATCAATGCCATGTACTTGGTTATTATAAGCAGAACTAGGTATGTACCAAAAAAAGTCATGCGCTACAAAGCCTCTTGGATAAGAGCTTGTCGGATAAGGGGAATAGCTATTAGTTTTTGATGAGGTGCCAAAAGGATCATCCACTGTATTAACGCCCCCGCTCGTTACCGGGTTTGCGTCTAAGTCTTTATATCTAAGGGTAGTGCCATCAAGCCTTAATGCTATATAGCCTTTTGTTGGGTGGTCGTAAAATCCCATGGCTTGATAATTGGCGTATTCAAATTGCGTATGATTATTGGCTGTAGGATTATACCAATGCAAAGCCTGCGCACTATTCCCGTCATGTGTATGCCAATACAAATAATCATTACCGCCGATTACTTTTCTGTAAGCACGAACAGATTCAGTCATCAGGCTATAGGATGTGTTTGTTTTAGTCATGCCGCCAGAAATCCGTGTGCCATCACTCGGGTTTACATATGTGTCACTTACAAGTAGATGGTTCTGAGGGGTAAAAAGCTGTAAACTTTCCTTGTAAAAGCTATAAGGATAGTCCGTACTCTTTATTTTCAAAGTAGAATTAGGCGGAATCACAAGACTGCCTGTAGCATTGGATTTAACAGAACCTACGTTAAAACCATTTAGTTCAAGATATGTACCTGATAAACCACTCGTGCCTTGTACGTTCATATCCTTTATTACATAGCTTGTAGTAGCGTTGGTAGTAAGGATAGTCTCTTCCCCATCATCCATTTGGGTTGAACCTAAGGCCGTGTTATTGTAGATTTCTGCTAATGTATCAGCCATTATAAAGCTCCATATTTTAGTAAGGCTGCGGCTGAAACACCGTCAATGCCAGTTAAGTTAGATGCGCTCAGTGCGGGTAGCTGTCCTGACCCATCAAGTTGAACGACTTGGTTTGCACCTGTGCCAACATCGAGTGCTGACGCTGTGCCTAGTCCTGCGATTGCTGTAGTGAGTGCTGTGGATGAAGCCTTTGCATTAAGTTGTGTTTGCAAGCCATCTACGTTTGAAATCGTATGGTTGTGGCTGTCATCAGCTATCGTAGCAGTGATGGTTATGTTTGATGAACCATTGAAAGATGCAGAACCAGAAACATCACCAGACAGCGCAATGTTTCTTGCTGTGGCTAGTGTGTTTGCTGTGCTTGCTGCAATCCCAAGTGCGTCAATGTCCGACTTGGTTTGGTCAGCAGTCGCGCCGCTTTCAATACCCGCCAGCTTGCTTTCTTCAGCGGTCGTATAAGATGCTGTAGTGTTCTGAAGGATAGCTGAGAAAGCCTGTACGTTAGTGCCAATAACTAGGCCGAGGTTTGTCCGGCTAGCTGGAATGTCCGCAACGTCTGACAAGTTATTTTGAGAAAGTAATGCACCTGAGAGAGACGCATAAGCCGCAACCCATACACTACCCTCATATACCTTCATGGTATCGTCAGTCGTGTTGAAGTACAAAGAACCTGAAATCAACGGGTTACCATCGTTATCTGTGGTAGGGTCCGCAGCCTTCTGGCCTAGATACCTATCATCGAAACTATCCAAAGCCTCTAGTGCAGCATCTTTAGATGCCTGAGCAGATGCGGCAGATGATGCAGCGTTGCTTGCGGATGTAGATGCTTCTCCAGCTTTGGTTGTGGCTGTCGCAGCGTCTGTAGATGCAGAAGCCTCACTTGCAGCCGCATTTGCCTCACTGGTCGCCGCTGCGGATTCCGAAGCCGAGGCTGCGTCCCTAGCAGCTTCACTAGCAGCTTGTGCAGTTTGACTAGCAGTCTTCGCGGTTTCTGAAGCAACCTGTGCGGTCACACTGGCGACACGAGAGGTCTCACTAGCTGTCGCGCTTGTTGCAGCGTTGCCTTCGCTAGTCGCTGCATTAGCTTCGCTAGTCGCTGCATTAGCTTCGCTGGCCGCCGCATTAGCTTCACTTGAAGATGCGTTTGCTTCAGAGGTAGCAGCCGCCGCCTCACTTAATCCAGAGGCAACTTTAGAAGCCTCTGACGCTACTGCACTGGCTTGTGAGTTAGTCGCATAAGTAGATGCTGTGTTACGGCTTATCGCCGCAGCGTTTTCACTGTTGGAAGCCTGTACCGCACTGTTCGCAGAAGCAGTAGCTGAGTTAGCTGAGTTGACCGAAGAAATCTCAGAGTTACTTGCAGAAGCCGCAGCATTGTTCTTATAGATAAGAGCGTTAGCTTCACTGACACCAGCGGCGGTAGCTTTAGATGTAGCAGTAGCAGCATCAGCCGCAACACCAGCCTCAGAACCCGCAGCGTTTGCCTCAGATACCGCAGCAGCCGCCTCGCTTGCAGCCGAAGCCACTTCACTGGACGCAGCAGCGTTTTCACTGGCCAAGGCCGCAGCAGCCGAAGCCGCAGCGCCTGTTTCAGCAGTCTGTGCCGCTAATTCCGAGGCCGCAGCGTTATCTTCAGATGTAGACGAGTTTGCCTCAGAAGTCGCCGCATTGGTCTCGCTTAGAGCCGCAGCTATGCGGTGTAAATCAGCTTCCGCAGCGTCAGACTCAGATAGATTACGGAACGCTTGGGATTCATCACGGAGAGCTTGTGTAGCATCACGGAAACCTTCAGCTTCCTCTTGGTACTGCACGGTGAAGTCAACTTGGTCCAAGGCTTCCTGCATAGAGTACAGCAGGTAATCCGAGTTCTTGTTGAGGTCCGCAGCGAGGAGTGCAGAACCATCAGAGAAACTAATGGGCCGCGTGGTGATTGGGGTATTACGGCGGATTTGGATTTCTTTACCTGCCGCAATAGCACCCCCGATACCATCGGTTACTCGTACTGTTGTGTCGTTAAGTTTTGTGAATGTGTGACTAGCTGTCGGATCAGCGTTTGATAGACCATCGATTTCAACCGTAATGTGGTCATCATCGAGGTAATCCCAAGTGATCAGGTAGTCAGTCGTAGTGCCATCGGCTATGTAGGCCGAGACAGAATACTTTACCGTTGGCATATTTATATCCTATTGTTCTTGAAATACTTCATTAAATCTACGGAACCGCTCACGGCTGTTCTTGGAGATCGTAGGTGCTTGCTCAATCAACTGAGACTTAATTGTGTCAATCTTGCTTTGCTCACTTTGTTTTTCGAGTTCCATATATTCAGGAATTTCACTCTTAGCTTTGTTTCTGTAAGCGTTGATAATTGTGCTGACGATCTGACCTTTAGTTCCTTTTGAACCTAATCCTTTAGTACCGTCTATTGCTCTCTTGTAACCGTCTGACGCCATGACTTTTGCTAACTGTTCACGCATGGTCAAACCGTCAATCAGGGTTGTTGATGTTTGTTCTAGAACTTTGTCATAGATCGACTGAGGACCATCACCATAAGGAATATCCTTTAGGTTTTCGTTCTTACCGTTAATAAACATCGTGGCACTCAATTGAGAGAAAGCTGTTCCATCTGCGATAGATAGGCGGCTTAGTTCACCTACCACAGCATCCTCTTCACGGTAATTACCGATATTAGATAGACCCATAGGATCGTACTTAGGAGTTGGTCGTGTAATGATTTCACCTAAGACATTACGCTTTGGATCAACATCCTCATACAATCCTGTTCTGGATAGCAAAGTGTCAGTTACACTCCGTACCTCACGGAACGCTTCATCACCGTTAGTCTGGTTTAGAATGTTAGGAACAAACGATCCTACCATGTTGTAGAAAGCCTTCTCAGACTTAATGGGATCACCTGTCATCATACCAAACAGATCAGCTAGACCTTTGGTAAATGTTTTGTTGATTGTGTTCTCAGCAATAGCAAGGGTTAATGCTCCTGTTATGTGCATCTTAGAGGTTTCACGCTCGTTATAAGGGTCACGAACAATCTCGTTAACGTCAGCAAAGATGGACAACACGTTAGCCAGTGGCTCAAGACGTTGGTATGACATCCAATAGAAGCTACCGTCCTCATTATTGATTTTGATCGAATAAGGTTGGTTGTTCTTCAGCCATTCAGCACGGATACGAGGATCAGTTGGTCCTGAACCTGTAAAGTCCCCACGACCAGCCAAGAAGTACCCTACAGATGTAAGAGCTACACCTGTCATGATCTTACCACGGGCTTGAGCCGCTAGGATAGGATCACCACTGAACAGGTCATTACGGAACCTTTGTGACGCAAACTGCAACACAGGCATATTCTGAAACGATTGGCTAAGGATGTTGATAGGTGTCCGAACAAACGGAAGGATGAAACGGAACATTGCTGA